GAAACAAAAGGTACTTGATACTGTAATGGAAGATCTCTATTTAGTTGAAGATGCCTGGTTGGCTGGGGGTAAACCTTTAAAGATTAATTTGTATAAACAAATGCAGGTACATGATATTAAACGATTTGAAGAAATTGAATCTTGGATTAATGAATATTTAGATGATTACAAATTGTTTATGGCTAAAGATGAATATATACTTGAATCATATGCACATTTAACTAGAAAGGAAGTTAAAGATCGTATTAAAATCCTAGAAGGTTTTGTATCTGATGTTGAATCATATAGAGCTACTAAAAAGGCCATCCGTAAAATAACTATTAAGAAAATTAAAGGGGCGGATAAACAAGTAGCCAAACTTAAATATCAAAAACAAAATAGTGAATTTAAACTGACTTCAATAAATCCTTTAAAGGTACCTGGAGCGATGCATATATATCTATTTAATACAAAGAATAAAGAATTAACTGTATTACATTCATCACATCCAGACGGCGTTACTGTGTCAGGCTCGACAGTTAAAGGCTTTGATATGGAATCATCGACAAAGATTACATTAAGGAAGCCTACTGATATGATACCAATCATACTTAAGAAAAGTGTAAAACAAATTGATAAAGCGATTGAAGAACTAACAACAAAACCTAAAAAGGTAAACGGAAGGATTAACGAAAATATGGTAATATTACAATGCAAGTAGATATTAATAAAAAAGGATTTAGTAGAATGATAGAAACATATGTAAGAACTCATAAGGGTTGTCAATACATTGATGCTATTATTGAATTATGCGATCAAAATGAAATTGATTTAAGAGATGCTAAGAAATTAGTTTCAAAGGAAATTGTCCAACGTATTGAGTATGAAGCAAGAGAACTTAATATGATACAAGGTGGACAAACTTCTTATACTTTACCGATTTAGGGGTTTACTTTTACCCTAAAGTATGATATAATATAATATATGATGGAAGGATTTGAAACATTTACAATAGCTCATGCTATCAACATGCATTTTAATACTAAGTATGATGCATTTAAATATAGATTTAAGACTAGAGTAAATCAAAAAACATATTGGGGAAGGCCTGATAAATACCAATTGACAAAAATTGGTAAAAGGTTTAAAACCAAAGAAGAGGTAATGGGTTATTTTGCTGCTCATCAACTGGCCGGTAATAAATGGCCGGGTGATATGATTAGAGATGAAGTTACATATACTGATTACCTTAAACGAATTGAAAGTTTATCTTATAATGTTAAGAATGAACTTGAAGAGCTTACCGAGTATAGTTTAGATGAATTGTTAGTTACCCACAAAAGTGACTATCCAATCCTTATAAATAAATACTTGGAAGATACAGTGTCGCTAGAGACAGTGTGTATCCTTAATGCATTAACGAGTTTCGTTGAAGATGCTAACGGGAAGATTACGGAAACAATTTTGTGGCCGGATATCTACAACAAGGTGGTTAAATATCAACCTTTCTTAAACATCAATAAAGATAAGTTTATGAAGATTGTATTAAACACATTTAAATAATGATACAAATAATACACAAATAATATAGGAGAAATATATGGGTTTTGCTGATTTAAAACAAAAAGCAATGAATATGGATAGTTTAGTTGGCGCGGGTGCTAAGGAAACTAAAAAAGAATCATACGGAGACGATCGTATGTGGAAGCCATCTGTCGATAAGGCAGGTAACGGTTATGCTGTTATTCGCTTCCTCCCAGCCGTAGAAGGTGATGATTTACCTTGGGCTAAATACTGGGATCACTTCTTTCAAGGTCCAACAGGACAATGGTATGTTGAAAAGAGTTTAACTACTGTTGGTAAAGATGATCCAGTATCGGAAATGAATTCAAAGTTATGGAATAATGGAACTGAGGAAGGCAAAGAAATTGCACGTAAACGTAAGCGACGCTTACACTATGTGTCAAACATTTGTGTTGTTTCTGATCCTGACAATCCAGCGAATAATGGTAAAGTATTCTTATATGAATATGGCGCGAAGATCTTTGAGAAGGTGATGGATGTTATGCAACCTAAGTTTGCTGATGAAACACCAATCAATCCATTTGATATGTGGAAAGGTGCTAACTTTAAGATTAAAATGGCACAAGTAGGTGGTTTCAGAAACTATGATAGATCTGAATTCGCATCACCTGAACAATTAGCTGATGATACTAAATTAGAAGCTATTTATGGTAATCAATATTCTCTCAAAGAGTTTACTGACGCATCATCATTCAAGTCATATGATGAACTTCATCTTAAACTGACTCGTGTGCTTGGTGAAGAAGGTGCAGTTACTTCAAGTGCTGAACAAGTTGATTTGGATGAGAAAATTGAATCACCATTTGTTACACAAAACGCTTCACCACCACCGGTGACTAAAGAGGCAAGTACTGATGATACGATGAGTTACTTTGCTAAATTAGCTGCTGAAGCTTAAAACACCC